GATATCTAAGTCTAAAGTTTTCTGCTCTACTTGGCCTAAAGAGTCTTGGGGAATAACTACAATGGAAGCTTTAGGTTGTGGAGTACCAGTTATTCTGTTTACTGATGATAGTGATGGACATGCCAGCGAATCGATTGCGGCACACCGCACACATTATATCAAAGTAAATAGAAGATGTTCGAGGGCTGAGTTTGAAACAACTGTACGGGAATTCTCTAATGTGATGAAAAACCGTAGAAATGAAATAGCTGAGATGACTAGGAGAAAGCATAGCCTAGCGAATTGGAAATCAGGTATTGACAATATGATTGAAATGCGATATAATGATAAGAATAAAACCTATTCAGATTTAACGGAGTTTTTTACATGAGCAACATAAAGGTAGAAGAGAGTTCGGGTTACGATAATTATATGGAAGCAGATGCACGTAAGAATGATACTTACAGCGTAGGCTTGGATAAGTTTTTCGATGAGCCTCTGCCTGTTGTCCTTCAAGACATGACTAAAGCGAAGAAGAAGACTGATAGTGATGTCTGGAAATCTATTTACGTTCACTTCAAAACACAAGATCATATGGTAGAGTTTTGTACTAAAATTAACCAGATGATTCCTACCAACGTCAAAGAGACTTTTTATCCTATAGTTGACAAAAGAGTGTCTTTGTTTGAAGACGATGGTGCGCCAGTGGTTATAGATCCTAGTAAGCTTGTCAGAAAGAATGTGAAGAAACAAGTTCTTGATACACAAGATGCTATTGATGAAAAATACTGGAAGTCCCAGTGGCAAGATATGCCCGAGTTTACTCAAGAAGCTAACGAAGCTTACAGAACAGTTACTATGAAATTTCGAAGTAGAGAAGACTATGATGAGTTCTCACAAAAGATTGGACAAGAGGTAACTGACAAGACTAAAAGCATCTGGCATCCTAAGTTGAATGTGACTAAGAATCTAGAGTTAAGATGGGTACAAGAAAGTAGAACTAATCCTGAACACCCAATGTATATCGTATCTAAGGGTCGTGCTGATACTATGATCACGTCTAGGTCTTTTGCTCGTATGCAGATTCCTCACTATATTGTAATTGAGCCTCAAGATGAACTTGCTTATGAAGAAGCACTTGATAATTTTGATATTCGTAAGTATGTGACACTTCTAGTTGCACCTTTTTCCAATCATGGTGACGGACCTGGTCGTGCCAGAAACTGGGCATGGGATCATTCGATGACTATCGGTGCCACTAGTCACTGGGTATTTGACGATAATATTTCAGACTTCTATAGGTTACATAACAACGAGCGTATTCGATTTGAAAGTGGTGTTGGATTTCAGATTATGGAAGACTTTGTAAATAGGTACGACAACATTTATATTGCTGGACCTCAATACAGGTTCTTTATTGCACCAGATCAGAGTTATCCTGCATTCGTAGCTAACACTAGAATCTATTCAGCGTTACTTATTCGTAACGATTGTAAGCATAGATGGCGTGGTCGTTACAACGAAGACACTGATATCTGCTTAAGGGTAATGAAAGACGGAGATGTTTGTCTACAGTTTAATGCCTTTTTACAGGGCAAGTGTGCTACACAAACTGTTGCTGGCGGTAACACTGCTGAGTTCTATCATGCAGAGAATGCGGATAATGAAGAGTTTAAAGAGACTGGATACAACACAGAAGGTACAGTAAATAAGTCCCAGATGCTAGTTGATATGCATCCAGATGTTGCTAGACTTGTTTGGAGATATGGTAGATGGCATCACTGGGTAGACTATGGTCCATTCAAGACCAATACTCCTATTCTGAAGCCTGGATTAAACATCCCTACCGAAGTTAACAACTACGGAATGACCCTAGATCGAAACTTTGACTGGAAAAATGCATAAAAAGGGTTGACATTATCTTCCTATATGTTATACTATATGTATAAATTAAAGAAGAGAGAAGATATGTTTAGAATTCCTAGTTTTCACCAAGAAGAAGTCGAGTTAAGCCAAGCATGGCAGACTATGAGTGGTCACGGTAGAGGTGACTGTCTCGAAGGAATGAAGTCAATGGATAGGATTTGGGCAGAACATTGCGCTACTCCTGATGCTGATGACGATGACTTCTTCGGTAACTGGTGCTACGAAGTAAACGCATACAATAAAGTATTCTCAGATATGTCTAAATTATTTGCATAAAGGGGTTGACATTGTTGATCAACCTGCTATAATTGTAGTTCATTAGATAGAGAGATAAGCATGACTTATTACACCCACACCAAAGACCCCATCGGATGCTTCACAGAAAAAGAGGTAGGCAACTATTTCGAATACAGCAATAACGATGATCCGTTTCATTGGTGTGAGGACTTCCCACACAAGATATGGGTAGGTGATGTCATTGGTCAAGGCTACCGATATGGCATAGTCAAGAAGACAGTTGCCTATATTGCTGTAGACGAAGATGAGTTCGGATTGCCTGTGCTAGAGAAATGGCAACTCAAAAAAAATGTTGAATATTTCGCAAATTAGGGGTTGACATTGTTGATCAACCTGCTATAATACTTGTATTGAATTGATAAAGAGAGATGATTATGAAAGAGACTATTGAAGTGCAATACATCGACAACATCCACTTGTTTTGTGGAGTGATCCCATCTGGTTTTGATCTAGTTGAATATGAGCGTGGTACTGACCCAGTTGAAGACGGGTACGTATTATACGGTTTTGATGAAGTCGATAGCTTGAATGCCTTTGTTAGACCTAGACACGCCTTTGTCAAAATTAGTTAAAATAATGGTTGACTTAGCGGATAGACCTGCTATACTAGTTAAGTAATCAATTGAGAGAGAAATAAATTATGGCTTATGTATCACAAGAAATGAAGAAATCACTCGCTCCTGCTATCAAAGCAGTCCTTAAAGAGTTCGGTATGAAGGGCAGTATTTCTGTTCGCAATCATTCAACTCTAGTTGTTAATCTTAAGAAGGGTGAAGTAGACTTCGGCAATGCTCACTACCAAGTAAACACTTACTGGATCGATGATCATTTTGCTGATAAGCCCGTAGCTAAGAAGTTCCTTAATAAACTTCTCGATGCAATGAAAGGTCCTAGCTACTTCAACAATGATGATGCCATGACCGACTACTTTAGCCGTTCACATTACACTGACATCAACATTGGTCAGTGGAACAAATCTTACGAACTAGTATAATGACTACCACAGCAACCGCAAAAGAGAAGTTCTTCAGTGAAGGACTTTCTCTTCCCATTTGTATTAATGGTGGATGCACTCGTCCTGTGGCTGTTAGATGTTGGTCTAACTGGTCATTTAAGACTGAGTGTGGTACATGTTACACTGCTAGGAGAACTGGCAAAAAAGGCAAAGCAATGGTAGGGATCACGATACATAAAAAAGAGTATTGTGAGAACCATGACTCCCACTTAGGTTGGAAATGTCCTGTACCTAAAACCTCTTGGTTAAAGTTAGGCATGTTACAATCATTGGATCTAGAACACGTTGATGGTAACCACGATAACAATTCTACTGATAATGTCAAGACCATCTGCAAGTTATGCCACGCTAAGAAGTCTATGAAGTATGGAGACTTTAGCAACAAAAAAGCTTCTGCTAGAAAAATTGTATAATAGATCAAAAATGGTCTTGACAACAGCCCTTTATTATGAGATAATGTGTGCATAAATTAAAAAAAGAGAGTATATTATGATAGTGACAGTGATTCACAAAGCGTTCGAGAAAGACCCAGTAACAGTCGCAGAAGTTAATTCTCCTGCCTCAGCTACCATAGATGAAGCATTAGAGTATGCTTATCGATGGACTAACAACATTATGGGTTCGTGGTCACGAACAGACATCGAAGACAATAATGATGAAAATCCAAACGTTACCGTCTTGGCTCCACTTATCGAGAGTGATGGTAAAACGTACGGACTTCGTTCTACATCAATGAGAGACTTGATGATCGCTAACGGTAGAACATATGAAGTAGATGCTTGCGGTTTCAGTGAGGTAGCATAGTGAAGAAAGGCAGAAAAGATTTTATTTTTGATTTAGAGACGATAGGGGCAAATGTTTTTCATTGCCCTGTTGTTGATGTCGCCTATACCACATTTGAGTGGGATAGATTTGCTGAAGAGCCTTACAGTTTCGAGGAAGTAGCTGAAACTGTTCAGACTTTGAAGGCTGATGTTACAGATCAGATGCATAATTATGGTACTAAGTTTAACAAAGCTGATGTAGAGTGGTGGGAAAGTCTACCTAAGGTAGCGAGAGATAAATTGCTACCCACAAAAAATGACTTGACAGCCTCTGAGTTTTGTGATACAATACTAGCTTATCTTAGAGAACAAAGGAACGTTGATTATTGGTGGTCACGTGGCAACACTTTTGACCCTGTCATACTTAACAGACTGATGCTCGATACAGGTAACGTAGATACTATGAATCAGTATCTAAAGTTTTATAAGGTAAGAGATGTTAGAAGTCATATTGATGCTAAGTTTGATTACACTACACGTAATGGTTTTGTACCTGTGAGTGATGAAGCATATTGGACAAAAGCATTTATTGCTCACGATAGTTCTCATGACGTTGCGGCTGATGTTATGAGACTTCAAACAATCTATAGAGCCGAGAACGACATGGAGCAAACTGCACGATGAAAGATAATTTCGATGCCGCTAAAAGTGGCGCTCAACGTGAAGCACTTGGTGTGCCTTATATGCGACAGCTCCCACTTGAGGGACTTGCCGCAGGTGCGGCCGCACTTGAGTACGGTGCAATGAAGTACGCAGATCGAAACTGGGAAAAGGGTCTCCCTTGGCAACAAATGATCGATAGTCTTAAACGACATATTGATGATTTTGAAAGAAAGAACGACTATGATAATGGACCCACAGGCTCTGGCTTACATCATGTTTGCATGATCATGGCTGGTGCTTTGATGCTATCAAGTTCTGTTATACGTGGCATTGGTGAAGATGATAGAATGCCTGAGTTAGATGGTGGTGCACTTACTGCCAAAGATTGTGCTAAGTTCATAAGTGATCAACTGAAACTAGCTGAAGAATTTACACAAGCAAGGAGCAAAATGAAATAAAATGGAAAACTTATGGTGTTCTGATATAAATAACTTAACAGAGCGTGACTTTAATTATTATGGAAGGTGAATAAAATATGAAATTTAGCAATGATACCTTGAGTATCCTCAAGAACTTTTCGACTATAAATCCAAGCGTTGTCTTTAAACCAGGATCTATCATTCGAACAATATCCCCACAAAAGACTGTGATGGCGGCGGCAACAATTGGTGAAACAGTTGAGCAACAGGCAGGTGTTTATGATCTGTCTCGTTTCCTAAGCACTCTTGCGTTATTTGAGAATCCAGAAGTCGTATTCGGCACGGATCGTTTTACCATTAAAGGCGGTAAAAGCGAACTCCGATACACTTACACTTCTGAATCGTTGATTGTGACTCCACCGGAGAAGGACATTGTTGTTCCTGATCCTGAAGTCTCTGTCAACATTACTTGGCAAGCGATAGACAATGTACTGCGAGCCGCAGGCGTCTTATCTCTACCAGAAATTGCTTTCATTGGCGACGGATCTAGTGTGACGATCTCAGCCGTTGATAGCAAAACATCTACTGCTGACAACTATAATACAGTTGTTGCTGAAGGTGTGAATACTCAGCCTTTTAACATGATTATCAAAACAGATAATCTAAAACTAGTACCAACCGACTACGAGGTCACATTGTCTTCTAAAGGTATGGCACACTTTAAATCCGATAAAGTCCAATACTGGATTGCAATCGAATCTCGTTAATCATCATAAATATAGGAGAATATTATGACAGATGAAAACCAAGTAGCTTCTGAGGAAGCACAAGTAGAGGGTCAAGAGCAAGAACAAGCTCCTGGTCTTTCTTTGCAGGATATTTCTGCGGCTGTTCAAATTATTGATGCAGTTACACCTCGTGGAGCATTCCGCGGCGAAGAACTTGCATCGGTAGGTATGGTACGTGAACGCTTTATGGCATTCTTGCGTCATGCTAAAGAGCAGGGTCAAGAAGTAAACCTGCCTGGTGAAGCACCTTCAGCGCCCGCTGAAGCACCTGCTGAAGCACCTGCTGAAGCTTAAGTAAGATCGAAGGGAAGAGGTTGAGTTTACTTGACTTCTTCCCTTCAACCCTTTATACTGTACGGTATAAAGTTTATTATATTATGGAGTGATGATGATGCAGAATGATTTTTTATGGGTAGAGAAATATCGCCCACGTACGGTGCAAGATACAATTCTTCCCGATGGTCTGAAGAAGACCTTTCAACAGTTTGTCGATCAAGACAATGTTCCCAATTTACTACTAGCAGGTCGTGCAGGTGTGGGTAAGACCACAATCGCTAAGGCTATGTTAGAAGAGATAGGTGCTGACTATATAACCATTAACGGTTCTATGAACGGCAATATCGATACCCTTCGTGTAGAGATTTCAAACTTTGCATCTAGTGTATCATTCACTGGTGGTCGAAAGTACGTCATCCTAGACGAAGCTGATTACCTCAATGCAAACTCCACACAGCCTGCTCTCCGTAACTTTATGGAAGAGTTTTCAAAGAACTGTGGTTTTATTATGACGTGTAACTTTAAGAATCGTATAATTGAACCTTTACATTCACGTTGTAGTGTTATTGAGTTTGGCATTACTAAGAAAGATAAACCTGTTATAGCCTCTCATTTTTTCAAAAGAGTCTGTGGCATTTTAGATGGAGAAGGTATAGAATATGATCAAAAGTCTGTTGCTGAAATTGTACAGGTTTATTTTCCTGATTGGCGCCGAGTCCTTAATGAACTACAGCGTTATGCTTCTACTGGTCGTATTGATGCTGGTATCTTAGCAAGTAAATCTTCCGATAACATATCAACTCTTATCAATCTCATGAAAGATAAGAATTTTACTGCGGCTCGTAAATGGGTTGCAGACAATCAAGATATCGATTCTGCTGTTTTGTATCGACAGTTATATGATATCTTACCTAGCAAAGTTAACAGCACTCAAAGTATTGCTGATTCCATTATCATTCTAGCAGAGTATCAATACAAAGAAGCCTTTGTTGCAAATTCTGAAATCAATCGAGTTGCGGCTCTTGCCACTCTTATGGCAGAGATCGACTGGAAATGATACTAAATCCATTTAAGAAGAAAGAACCAGAACGTAAGTGCTTCATTTGTATGATGCCAATTGGTTCTAATCCTTCTGAAATACGATATAAGTATCAAGATGGAGAGGGTGTCGTACACATATGTGGTGTATGCAGTGAAGAATTCAACAAAGATACGATTGATAAGGATAGAGAAGATGACATCTCCATTTGAGTATGTAAACACAATCACGTTAAGTAAGAAGAATATGATGCGTGATAGCGAGAACGATGTTCTTGCAGAGAGAGGCTATGAGCCTTGGTTAGTAAATAATGCACTATCTTACTTTCCTGATACAATTCTTCATGCAAACCTAATGAACGTAAACCACCAACTGGATAAACGTCCCCAGTACGAGTGTCTTATAAATAGCATTAGACCTAAAAAGCGATGGGCGAAGTGGGTTAAGAATGCTAGTAATGAAGACCTCGATATGATATGCGAGTACTATTTGTGTAATAGAACTGTTGGTCAAGAATATCTTTCTTTGTTGTCTAGTGATGAATTGAGAATCATGAAAGAACAACAAGAAATAGGTGGTGTGAAGAAATGAACATTTTAGATAAACTAGTAGAGATAACTCTACCCAACGAGGAAAGTTTTCTTAAAGTAAAAGAAACCTTGACCCGTATAGGTATTGCTTCCAAAAAAGAGCAGAAGTTATACCAGTCTTGCCATATCTTACATAAGCAAGGCAAGTATTACATTGTACACTTCAAAGAACTTTTCATGTTAGATGGAAAGATTAACGACTTCTCGGACGAAGACAAAGCACGTAGAAACACTATTGTCAAGTTATTAGAGGAGTGGTCCCTTCTTAAGCCTTTGAGTGCTGATATGATTGCAGAGCCAACAGCTCCGTTATCACAGATCAAAATACTTCCTCATAAGGAAAAAGGAGAGTGGGAACTTATTGCTAAGTATAGCATAGGTAAAAAAAGATAACATTTTACAACTTTAATGAAGGACTATAGTATGATTAGAGATGAAGACATGCGTAATGCAATGAACTTAATCGAGTTTGGCGAGTTACATGTATATAAACTTTTCCCAGAAGCTCACATGCCAGTATACGGCACAGATTGGTCAGCATGTTTTGACATGAAGGCATCTATCAGACCTGACGATGTTGTTAGTGTTCATCGCAAAGACAATTCCAAACGTAAAGTTAAGATCGATCCAAATAATGGAAATGGCATCACGTTATATTCAGGAGAGAGAATACTAGTTCCAACTGGATTAGTATTTGATTTAAACGAAGATCAATCCCTAAGAATACATCCGAGATCAGGTTTAGCTTGGAAATATGGAATTACCGTTGCAAACTGTGAGGGCGTTGTAGATGCTGATTATGTTCAACAAACATACGTAATGCTCATGAATGCATCTAACGAGCCTTTTCTGATATGCGATGGAGATCGTGTTGCTCAAGGAGAGATTGTAGAAAATAATAAAGTGTGGTTCATAGAAACTAATATAGAACCCGTTGATAAGACAGACAGAAACGGTGGCTTTGGCTCTACAGGAGTTCAGTAATGTATCAGACATCTTTTAAGTTTTATGATTTAGAGCCTGTTCAGTTAGAGCTAGATTTTGATATTCCTGAACATCTAGAACTTGATGTTAACACGAATGACTTATCTTATAGTTTCAGTTACTCTGACCTTGAACAAACACGAAACTTAATATACTCATCCATCATGACATATCATGACAAAACGTAATACGACATATTACAAAAAATCATGAACTTTTTTTAGAACATTACCACACAACATGTATAAATATATGTGAGTTGCCTTCGGGGACTCATAACAATAACCCTTGCTTAACAGGAGGTCAATATGACTTATATGCAAACACAGTACGATCCATTTACAACCGTAGGATTCGATAGAATCTTTGAACGCATCCAAGCGATGCATCAGCCAACTGATAGAGGTAGCCAGAAGTACCCGCCATACAACATCACCCGAGAGAGTGATACAACATACATTGTTGAGATGGCAGTCGCTGGATTTACCGATGAATCTCTTGACATTCAAGTCAAAGAAGGTGTTCTAACAGTTGAAGGAAAGGTTGAGGACTCTGCCGATAAAGAGTACATTCACAGAGGTATTGCGGCTCGTGCTTTCACGAGAACATTTACACTTGCTGAAACAGTAATTGTAAAAGATGCAGGACTTGAGAATGGTATGCTTCGTATCTTGTTAGAGAACGTCATTCCAGAGGAGCAGAAGCCTAAGAAAATTAAAATTGGGCAGAAACTTAAGACTGGAGAAAAGGAACTACTACAAGAATAGTAGGGACATTTGGGTGGAATTTGGATCAAAAGTCTGTATTCCGCCCTCTCATTAAACCCTTTATATAGGAGCTAACAAAGCTTATGAAAACTGCAATCTCTTTTCTGAAGAGTTGCGATGGCACATTTTGTGATGCAGTTGCACAATTAGCACTGAGTGGATTATGTGTCTTTGTAATAGCTACTTGCTTAAGTAGCATATCGTAAGAACGCCTACTATGCGGAAGTCTTCTGACCTCCGCATTTTCATTTAAACTAGGAGAAACTATGACTATCGTATTTTGGATAATACTTACGGTTGGCACCATTGGTGCTGTGACCAACACTTCAAAGCTTAATACATTATGTAAGAAAGAGGTAGAGGAAGAAATTTCTGCCACTGTTCGAGAATGTAAACAATACCATTTTGACAATCGAGCCATGAGGGGATGGTAAAAATAACAGGAACTCACCTGGGAATAGCAGTACTTCTGCTATTCTTTTATCTTCAAATTTGCTCTTGACATTAGGTCTAATCAGTGCTATAATGTATACATTCAATTGAGAAAGAGGCTATATTATGGACTATGGAATAACGAAAGAGTTGCCACCGCTATACAAACGTGACAGTAAAGGTAAGATTAGAATTTTAACTATCTCTGTAGGATACAATGATGCTTGGAGTGCAGGTACTAGATCAACTGCTGGAATAAAAGATGGCAAGCTAGTGACTTCTGGATGGAAAGAATGTTTTCCCAAGAATGTAGGCAAATCAAATGCCACGAGTGCATTGACTCAAGCTGAGGCTGAAGCACAATCTAGTTGGGATAAGAAAGTAGAAAAAGAGTACTTTGCTGATATCAAACTAATAGACACCTATGAGAAGTTCAAGCCTATGCTTGCGGGTGACTACACTAAGCAGAAAGTTCAACTTGACTCTGGTTTTAGTCAGCCCAAGTTGGATGGCATTAGATGTGTCGCAAACTCTTCGGGTCTATGGACAAGGGCTGGTAAAGCAATCACTAGTTGTCCACATATCTGGTTAGCGGTCAAGCCTATCATAGATGCTAACCCATCTATCACATTAGACGGTGAATTGTATAATCACGAACTGAAAGATGATTTCAATAAGATCACATCACTGGTAAGAAAACTCAAGTCTACAGAAGAGGATATGGCTGAAGCTAAAGAGTTAGTTCAATACCACATCTACGATATGCAAGACAGTCTAGATACACACCTTTCGTTCTCGTTACGTAGCACTATGATTGACAGTCTTGTCAACGATAGGTGTTTGTTCCTCAAGAAAGTGCCCACAGAACTATGTGTCAATCAAGAAGAACTTGATGAGTTGTATTCTAAATATATGACAGATGGCTATGAAGGTCAGATGGTGCGTAAAGATACTCCATATGAGAACAAGAGGTCAAATGGTTTACTGAAGCGTAAAGAGTTTATCACTGAAGAATTTATGGTGGTATCTATGCTAGAGGGTCAAGGAAACTGGGCAGGTCATGTGAAGCATTTCGCACTCACTTTGCCAAGCGGTGAGACTTGTGGCGCTGGCGTTAGAGGTAAGCAAGATACTCTGAAGAAGTTATGGGATGATGGTGACACGCCAACGTGGGCTACACTGAGATACTTCGGTCTTACACCTGATGGTGTTCCAAGGTTCCCAGTTGTTATAGACTACGGATATGGTGAGCGCACTGACTAATTGCATTGACAAAACGTTTCTTATACTGTACAATGTACATTATAATACACATTATAATACACACTATAATATACAAAATGAGGTAATATCTTGAGTTTCTATACTTGCGTGAATCGCTATGGCAATAAAATATTGTTCCGTGGCTATAGTGGTGATGGGCAACCTATCACAAAAAAGTTTCCATTCAAACCAACAATGTATGTGCCATCTTCTAAAGGCAAGATATGGAAAGGCTTTGATGGTGCGACAGTTGAGCCTATAGAACTAGAGTCTATGTCCGAAGCCAGCGACTTCTGTAAGAAGTATGAAGGCGTGGATAATTTTAAGATATACGGCAACAATAACTACGTAGCACAGTTTATTGCAGACAAGTATCCTGATATAATTCCATATGATATAAAGAAGATCAACGTTGGTAATATTGATATCGAGGTTGCATCTGACGATGGTTTTCCAGAGCCTGGTGAAGCTAAACATCCAGTTATCTCTATAGCGTATTTGAGTAGCACTAGTAAAGTTTACCACGTTTGGGGTTTAGGTGAATGGAGTCTCGATAACTGTGAGCTTGATCTCAATGGATATATGGTACAGTATCGACAGTGTAAAGATGAAGAAGACCTGATTCTTAAGTTTCTTACATATTGGACACACAACTGTCCTGATATTATTACTGGTTGGAACATACGACTATTTGACATACCTTATCTAATCAATAGAACAACTCGCATTCTCGGTGAAAAAATATCGAAGCAATATTCTCCATTTGGTATTACAAAGTATAGACAGATTGGCATCAAAGGCAAAGAAATGGATGCTTATGAGATATATGGAGTACAGCAGGTCGACTACTTTGATCTATTCCAAAAGTTTGGTTTTACTTATGGTAATCAAGCATCATATGCACTAGATCATATTGCCTCTGTTGTTCTAGGTGCTAAAAAACTTTCGTACACAGAATACGGTTCACTTCATGGACTGTACAAAAACAATCATCAGAAATTTATCGACTACAATATACGAGATGTGCAAGTTGTAGATGATATTGATAAGCAGACAAGCCTTATGGATCTTGCTTTGATTGTTGCTTACAAGGGCGGTGTCAACTACTCTGATGCTTTTGGTACTACAGGCATATGGGACTCGATCATATATCGATATCTGAACAAACTGAAGATTGCTGTACCACCTTCAACACGAAAGAACAAAGAATCATATCCTGGTGGTTATGTTAAAGAGCCTAAAGTTGGTATGAGTAAATGGGTTACATCGTTTGATCTTAACTCACTATATCCTAATCTGATTGTTCAATACAACATGTCTCCAGAAACATTAGTAACTGGTAGTGATGATTTTACTGCAAGCGGTGTTGAGTATTACTTAGATAATCCAATACATGAAGATGCGTTAGATCGTGATCTATCTGTAGCAGTCAATGGTTCTATGTACCGTAAAGATGAGCGTGGTGTTTTACCGACTATCATTATTGGTCTATACGATGAGAGACGTGATGTCAAAAAAGATATGATAGCACTGAAGCAAGAATATGAGAAAAAGAAGTCTCCTGAGATGCTACGTGAAATAAATAGACTTGAGAATACACAGCAAGCTATTAAGATTTTGCTCAACTCACTTTATGGTGCCTTAGGTAATCAATACTTTAGATACTTTGATATGAGAATTGCAGAAGGCATTACGCTATCTGGTCAGTTAGCAATCAAGTGGGCTGAGAAATCTATGAACACTGCATTGAATAGTATTCTCAAATCTGATGATGAAGATTATGTTATTGCTATGGACACAGACTCACTGTATGTGAATATGGAACCACTTGTCAATGCTGTCAATCCGACAGATCCAGTTAAGTTTATTGATCAAGCATGTGAGCAAAAACTTGTGCCTATTCTACAGAATTCGTACAATGATATGTTTGTGCAGATGAATGCTTTCGAAAACAGAATGGTTATGGCACGTGAAGCTATCGCAGATAAGGGAATCTGGATGGCAAAGAAACGCTATATACTAAACGTCTACAACAATGAGGGTGTGCAGTATGCAGAGCCTAAGCTTAAAGTTATGGGTATTGAGGCTGTTAAATCCTCTACTCCTCAGGTTGTACGTGATAAGTTTAAGAAGGCTTATAGTATTATGCTCAATGGCACAGAAGTAGAGCTTCAGTCGTTTGTTTCAAACTTCTACGAAGAGTTCAAATCTTTACCACCAGAAGATGTATCTTTTCCTCGTGGTGTCAGTGATATTGCTAAATGGAATGATAAGCATACTATCTACAAGAAAGGTACGCCTATACATGTCAGAGGTGCTTTACTTTTTAACAAGCTTATGAAAGAAAAGAAACTGTCTATGGAAGAAATTAAGAACGGTAGCAAAGTAAAGTTCTGTTACATGAAGATGCCTAATCCTCTAATGGAGAACATCATATCCTTTCCACAGTTTCTGCCCAAAGAGTTTGATCTTGAAAGCCACATCGATTATGATATGCAATTTAACAAAACATTCAAAGACCCATTGAAGATGGTATCTGACGCCATAGACTGGGAACTAGAACACATTAATACATTAGAAGGATTTTTCTCATGACAGACGATATATTTGACTTCGGCTTTACTGCCGTCGATGAAACAGAGTTACAGGTTGTGCAAGACGCACAAGCAAAGGTAGCTAAAGAGAGCGGTACAGCAACACTAAGCCAAGAAAAGCTTGATAAGCTATACAACTCAATCACACCACTGCTTAATAATCTTAAAGCAAACCCAGAAAAAGAGTACATTCTTTGGCCTAATAGAACAGAGAAGATCGAACAGTTCGAGAAAAAATTGTTTGACATTTATAACGCTTAGTGTTATAATAGACTCAGTACAACAGAATTAAACTATGGAGAATAGAATATGACATCATTGATGGAAAAATTGAGCAGGAACAGTACGATCAAATCC